TTTGGACCCCATTGTTAATGATGTGCCGTGGTTTAGTAACTGACTTTGACGGTAATATTAAAGCACGAAGTTTTCCCAAATTTTTTAATTACGAAGAACATAAACCAGAAGATATTCCAAATGAAGATTATGTTGTCTATGAAAAGATGGACGGATCATTAGGTATTCTTTTTAATTATGAAAATGAGTGGATAATGACAACTCGTGGTTCATTCACATCACCGCAAGCAATTAAAGGAAAAGAGTTGTTGGGAAAATACCCGTTAGATAAATTAAATAAAAATAATACGTATTTATTTGAAATTATTTATTAGATTTATCCATAAAATAGTGTTGTTTTTAATTATATTTGATATTTATATATAAAGAAACAGATATGAATTATGAGGCGTTTGTATATGAATGGTATAATTTGACTAATGGTAAATCATATATTGGTTATCATAAAGGAAATATAAATGATGGGTATATTTCATCATCACATAATCAAGATTTTTGGAATGATTTTAACAATCCAAAAATGAAGTGGGAAAGAAAAATCGTAGCTGAAGGAACAAAAGAGGTGTGCTTACAAATTGAACAAAGGTTATTAAAAGAAATTGATTTAAGAAATAATAAGTACTATAATAATGCAAGAGGTTCTGAAATAATTTTCACAAAAGATGTTTTAAATAAAATGTCGAACTCTCATAAAAAAAGATGGGAAATTATGAGTGATGAGAAAAAAATAGAACGTGCAAAAAAAATATCGGAATCAAAAAAAGGTATTCCTTGTAGTGAAGAAACAAAAAAGAAATTAAGTGAATTATTAAAAGGTAAAACATTTATTGAACGATATGGTAAAGATAAAGCAAAAGAAATTGGAAATAAAATTAGTGAGATAAACACCGGAAAACATTATCATAGTGAAGAACATAAACAAAATCTACGAAAAAAATTAATAGGTAATAGTTACGGAAAAAATCAAACTGAAGAAACCAAAGATAAAAAACGAATTAGGATGTCTCAACTTAATTTAGGTAAAACCTTATCCAATGAAACAAGAAAAAAAATAAGTGAAAATAAAAAAGGAATACCATCCTTAAAAAAAGGTGTTCCAAGAAAAAAAGTAACTTGCCCATATTGTAATAAAGAAGGCGGTGAAGGTTTAATGCACCGATGGCATTTTGAAAATTGTAAAAATAAATAACCTATGAAAACAGCAATGCAAGAATTAATTGATGATATTGGAAAATATATTAAAGTTGACTGGCCTATGAATAAGTCAATTAGAAATTCAATTAATAAAGGACTTGAAAAAGAAAAAGAGCAGATAATAGAAGCACATAAAATAGGTTGGGAAGATTGTCAGGAATATATAAAGACCATTGGTCAAACTACAAGAAAAGGTAAAAAATACTACAACCAAACCTATAACCAAAACAAATAATAACTATGGGAGGACAAAATAGAATAGTTGTAGATTACGGAGATTACGAAGGATTAGTGCTTTTGGGTGCATTTGACACTAAATCAGGTGTTGAGATTAGTAAAACCGAATTAGAAAAACTTGATGGATTTGAAATTGTTACAACATATAAAACTTGGGGTGAAAGTTACGATTTACTTAAAGAAGAAATATCTAAAGACAAAGAAGGTTATGTAATTCGTTTCAAAAATGGTTTCCGTATGAAAATTAAAGGAGAAGAATATAAACGTCTCCATAAAATTTTAACAAATTTTTCTTCTAAAGATATTTGGGAACTAATGAAAGATGGAAAACCATTGGATGAATTTTTAGATAGAGTACCTGATGAATTTTATAAGTGGGTTAAACAACAAATAAGTTCATTTGAGTACGCTAAATATAATATCAGAGAACATTGTGGTAAAATTCATGATTATTTTAGATATGGAAAATATAACGATGTTGATCCTGAACCAACTAAAAAAGAATTTGCATTACATTTAGAACGATGTAATGTTGAACCATATTATAGACCAATTTTATTTGCAATGTGGGATAGAAAACCATACGAACATATTATTTGGAAAATAATGAAACCTAAATACGAAAAACCATTTAAAAAAGATGAAAATTGAAAAAATGAGATTATACCTTGATGATGTAAGAACGCCAAAAAATGATGAATGGATTGTAGTTAGAAATTATGATGATTTTGTTGCTACAATAAAATTAAAAAGTTTAGAAAACTTTGAAGTCATATCTTTAGATCATGATTTAGGTGACGAAGCTATGACTGAATACTATAATAATGTAAAAGAAAATTATACTTTAGATTATAATAATATTCACAAAGAAAAAACAGGATATGATGCTGCTAAATTTTTAGTAGCTGAAAGTATGAATAGAAAAGTGCCTTTACCACAAATTTATGTTCATTCTGCTAATCCTATAGGTAGTGCAAATATGATGGGATACATAAACAATTATTTGATGAATTGCGGTAGACCACAAACTTGTATTAGAGTTCAAATAGAACACACAATAGAAGAACATATTCAGATGTCTTCCGAAGCAAGAGAAGCTAGATGGAAAAAACCAAATCAATAAAATTACTTAAACCCAACATATGAAAAAAACAAGAAAAACCATCAGTGCATACAAGAAATTACATATCAAAGGAATCTATCAAGATTTTACAGATTTTTATGATATTAATAAAAATAAAATATATAATGCAATGTTCGATGTGTTTGAAGGATTTAGAACCACAACTGAAAATGATTTGACCCTTTATATTTCGGCCATAATCAAAGGTTTGGAATGGGATACTGTATTTAAATTCAACAGAAAAGAGGTTTCAGTTCTGATGAGAGACATATTACCATATTTTGAATCTATCGAAAATTATGAAAAATGTGCGGAAATAAAAAATCTTTATTTAGAATTGACTAATGAAAAAGAAATGAGTATACTTTAATTGTATCTGGAGAGGTACATTTATTTTTTGTCATATCCCTGATGTTTTCACACCAGGGATTTTTTTATAATACAACTCTTGATCCAATTAAGAAGTTGGAAAGATATTGTGTTTTTGGTGTGGTGCTCCCTTGTAATTTATAATTAAAACTAAATCCGAATCTCTTGCTTATTTTATAATCGGCAGAAGTACCGATTAGAAATCCCATTTGTCTATTAACTGTTGATTCACCTGTGACGCTATTCCAAGCCAATGGTGAGAACATTGTGAATATTTGAGGGGATAATGTCAATCTCCTATTATATTGATAAGGCTTGGTCCAAAATGCAACTAATGATGTTGAACTACTATAATCAAATCTATTACCATTAGCTAAAAATAAATTAATCAAACCCACGTTGTAACCATATGTTCCATATTTCATAGTTGGCTTTATCCAAGTATAACCTAATAAATTCATATAGTTACCATTTAAATAAGCGAATGACGATGAATATGAGCTTATATTACTTAATTTACCGTTTTCAAAATTCATTCTTGTGTAACCACCACTCACAACAAATTGTTTAAGATTTGTATAAATCATTGATGTTGCATTCCAACTTTGGTCTCCCATCAATGATGATTTACTCACACCAACTGTCATAGCTGCTGTATAAGTTTTGTCATTCCCTTGAACTGTTGTCAAATCTGAAGCTAACAATAGAGGGTTCATAGCATTTTGTTCTTTTTTCTTTTTTTTCTCTTCTTCCTTTTTCTTTTTTTCTTCTTCTTTCTTTTTTTGTTGTTCTTGTTTCTTTTCATCGGATTTTTTACTATCTGAAGATTTTGAATCACTTTTACTATCTGAAGATTTTGAATCGGATGATGATTTACTATCAGATGAAGACGATGAACTTGATGATTTACTATCTGAACTATTGGATGAAGAACTTGATGAGTTACTAGACGAACTTGAAGAACTACTTTGAGAAGATGATGATTGAGGTGGTGTGTCTCCTCCACCTGAGGATTGAGTACTTCCGCCACTGTTTCCTTGATCTCCTGAAGATTGTGAACTTCCTCCTGTTGAAGCACTAGTTGAAGCTCCGCTTGATGCACTTGAAGAAGCTCCTGACGCTGCCCCACTTGCTGAGGAAGAAGCTGCACTACTTGCTGATGATGAGGCACTACTACTTGCTGAAGAGGCAGCTGCGCTTGCTGCTGAACTGGCTGCAGAACTGGCCGCTTGAGATGCCGCTTGAGAAACTGTTGATGTAATAACCTGTGTAGTTGTTTGACTTACAGGACAAGCCATAGTTTGATAAGTCGCATAGGTTGTCATCAACCAAGCCTGTAATTGTCCTGTTTGTACTTGAAGAGGTGTGAAAGTTTGTATTTGATTGTAAAATGAAACAACAGCATTACCATTAACGTATGTTGTAGTGGCTTTTACAGTTTGTCCTGTACACTTATCCCTAAACGTTTGGGTATAAGTTTGCCCTTGTACCTTACCACATAATATGAATATAAGTACAATGGTTAGGAGAGATAACCATTTTTTTGTCATAATTATAAATATACCTTATACCTATTAATCCTTAGTTAATAGATGATCCACCACTACATATGTATGTCTTATGAATATCAAAATTAATGCTCCCATCAAAACATAGAGAGATTGCATTTGATAATTGAAATACACATATCCTACCCCGAAAAATCCTAATATTACTAATATTGTGACTAATACTGTTTTTAATTTATTTTTTGTCATATTTTATCCTTTGTAAATACCTTTTTTTATCATCCTACCTAATATTCTGGCACAAGCAATATCCAAAGCTTTTTTAGTTGCAATACTAATTGTTGATTGGTTGAATTTAACTGGATCAACAGTAGCATCACTCATAAAAGTCAATTCTCTTGTTGTTTTTGCTTCACCTAATCCCGATGCTGCTATTATTTCGCCCGTTTCCGCGTCTGTGAATCTAACTTGTAAACCTATACGTGTAACAACCATATTTTTTACACCATTTTTAAGATTTACTTCCTCATCATCTGATACAGAATAGTCATAACATTCTATTTCAACAAAATAATGAGCTAAACGTATTTTACCACGTCCGTCTAATTTATCTTGTGAAATTCCAGCTTGAGAAGCTTGGAATTGTTTAACCATACGGTTTTTTATTTCTGTTTTATCCTCGGTAAATGTGAAACGGTTTAAGTTTTCCAAGTACTCCAAAGTGATATTAGCTACCCCTAAGCCAACTCTCTT